TTCGTGCTGGACCCCGAGTACGCTGCTGTTGCTTATCTGCGTCCCTTCTTCACCAACGAACTGGCGAAGAACGGCGACTCGGATCGCACCCAGTTGCTCGTGGAATACACGCTTGAGGTCAAGAACGAAGCCGCCCACGGCATCGCAGCTGACTTGAGCTGATCTTCGATAGCAAGTAACTAAGGGGGCCGGGGCAACTCAGCCCCCTTTTTCACATGAACATCAACGAATTCTCAAAGACCGCAAAAGTAGTAGACCGCAAGGCCCATAAGACCGATGACGGTGACATCGTTATTGAGAGCACTCAAGATGTGACCGGGATCATTGAGTCCAACCGCAAGCAATTCAATGCTTACGATGAACGCGCCCGATGGAGCGATCATCTATTTGGGAATAAGATCGCGTCTATCCCGCTTGCGGTGGTTGATAAGTTGAACAAGCAAGGCATCATGCGGGGCTTCCATGTGTTGGATCAGACTCGTTTCAAGGCCTGGCTGAACCATCCTGACAACAGAGCGTTTCGCACCCGTCCTGGGAGGATTTGATGGCTCTCGCAACATACTCAGACCTCAAGACCTTGATTGCGAACTACCTCGCTCGGTCTGATCTGACGACTCAGATTCCTGACTTCATCACCCTTGCGGAGAATCGTCTACGCAGGGAGCTTCGCACTCGCAAGATGCTGAAGCTGGTCTCGGCCTCAATGACCGCCAATGACAATACTTTGTCTTTGCCTGCGGACTTCCTGGCTCTGCGGGATGTTCACTTGGCAACGACTCCTGCGCGGCCATTGAACTTTCAAGCGCCTTCCGTTTTCTTCCGCAATGCTCGTGTCACTGATACGGGTGTGCCGGTTGATTACACGATTCTTGATGCTGAGTTCCAGTTCGCTCCGATTCCGGACACAAACTACGCAACTCGGATGCTTTACTACGCAGCCCCTGCGTATCTGAGCGACTCGAACACTTCTAATGTGTTTTTGGCGAATTATCCTGATGCGCTAATTTACGCATCATTGGGTGAGGCAGAGCCGTATCTGATGAATGACGAGCGTCTAGCGACCTGGGCGGCTCTGTATCAAAGGGCAGTTGATTCGATCACCTCATCTGACGATCAGGACGAATACTCTGCCGTTCCCCTCACGATGACTCTTGCGCGGAGATAAACATGGCTGAAATGTCGAACTACCTGGAGAATGCGCTAATCAACGCAACTCTGCGGAACACTTCCTACACCTCTCCCACGACTGTCTATCTGGCTCTCTACACGAGTGATCCGACAGACGCAGACACCGGGACCGAGTGCTCTGGTAGTGGATATGCGCGTCAGGCCATCACATTCGGTGCGCCTTCCAACGGTGTCAGCACGAACTCTGCAGCGATTGAGTTTGCTCAGGCCGGTAACTCTTGGGGCACGATCACCCACATCGGGATTCGTGACGCTCTGACCACTGGCAATCTGCTGTTCCATACCCCTCTGGATGCTTCCAAGACCATCGCTACTGGTGATGTGTTCCGTGTGGCTATTGGATCTCTGAGCGTGACGCTGACCTAATGGCCGATCTGCTCCCACCGTGGTCAATTGACTCCCTTGATAACCTCAAGGCGAGCATAGATGACCTCACGCTGACGCTTGATAGTCCTCTTTATGAGACTTCCGTCACTCGGTGGGATGCATACAGTTCTGTAACCGCCCAGGCTGATGTAGCGTGTAGCGCCGCGCGGGTTCAGTTTGCTTCTGCCTCGATAACCGCATCGGCTTCTGCGTCTTGTGACGCTACAAGGGTCCAATTTGGTGCTGGCTCTATCACAGCGAGTGCTGCGGTTGCGGCAGACGCGCAGATCGTCAAACTCGCATCTGCAGCAATTACTGCATCGGCATCTGTAACCGCGCTTGGCGGGATTGTTGCTAATGGAGAGGCTCAGGTCACGGCATCGGCTTCTGTCTCATGCGCTCCGAATGCCACCTTTGCCGGGAATGCGGCGGTTTTGGTTTCTGCCTCTGTGACTTGCGTGGGATTCAAGCAGGGCCAGGAATGGTCACCAGTTGCACCCTCTGAGCAGGCATGGACGGTAATCAATCCAGGGGCGACAATCTGGTCTGATGTTCCAGAAGGCTCAACGACCTGGAACCCTGTCACGGCAGGTTCAACGACCTGGACGCAATCCTCAGCAGGATCGACAACATGGAACAACGCCTAAATTTCGGTGAGTGGCTCCCAGACCAGCCTGGTTTGGTTGGAGCACTCCAAGACGCGAAGAATGTGATCCCGCAAACTGTGGGATATGGCCCATTCCCCCTGATGGTGGATTACTCTGCTGCGGCTTCTGAGAACCTTACAGCCGTGTTTACTGGTGAGTTTGGGGCGACTTCTAACATCTTTGCCGGGGGTAACTCCAAGCTGTTCAAGTTCGACTCCACCGACCTCTCGATGGACAATGTTTCCAAGGCCGGTGGGTATACGGGCACAAAGCCCTGGAAATTTACTCAGTTTGGGAAGGTTGTCATCGCCGCAAACGGGGCAGAGAAGCTCCAGGCATGGACTCTCGGAAGCTCCACTGCATTCGCTGATCTGGCAGCAGCTGCTCCGATTGCGTCTTATGTAACGGTGGTTCGAGACTTTGTGGTTTGCGCGAACATCTCCAGCTATCCTAATCGGGTTCAGTGGTCAGACATCAACGATGAGACAGATTGGACTTCGGGCGGCGCGTCTCAATCGGACTACCAAGACATTCCTGATGGCGGGGATATTGTCGGGATCACGGGTGGTGAGTTTGGCGTGATCCTTCTTGACCAGGCGATTGTTCGGATGTCCTACATTGGTGCTCCGCTGTTCTTCCAGTTCGACACCATCTCGCGCCAGCTTGGGTGTTACGAGTCAGGCTCAATCGCTCAATATGGACCGCTCACATTCTTCTTGAGTGATGACGGGTTCTATATGTGTGATGGGCAGACGATTAAGCCTATCGGGGCAGAAAAGATTGATCGTTGGTTTTTTGACGACCTTGATCCTGCGAATGTGGGCAAGATGAGTGCGGCCATTGATCCGGTCCGTAAGGTTGTGGCCTGGTCCTACCCAAACACACGAGCCGGTCAGTCGATCCTGATCTATAACTGGCAAGTTCAGAAGTGGACTTATGCCGACACCACTGCGAACTACATTGCTTCAATGGCAACTGCAGCGGTGACCCTCGAAGGCTTGGATCTCTATTCGGCGAGCATTGATGCTCTTGGGACTTCTCTGGACTCTCGGACTTGGCTGGGTGGGAAGTTTGTGTTCTCTGGCCTTCAGGGAGCCAAGATCGTCACCTTTACGGGTCAACCCGCAACCGCAAACATTGAAACCGGAGACTTCGTGGCCGGTCAAAACTCGGTTGTGAAGCTGGCCCGTCCTCAAGTGGACAATGGATCTGCTTCTGTAGCGGTGGCTTCCAGAGATCGCCTTGATGATTCAATCACCTTTGGAACTTCCACTGCGGCAGACTCTGATAACCGAGTCAGCCTGAGAAGTTTCGGCAAGTACCACAGACTGCGGGTTATCCCTAGCGGAAACTGGACCACCATTGTTGGGGTGGATGTGGACACAACCCAGGCAGGGCGGCGCTGATGTTTCGCGTCCTACCACCATTCGGCGGCGATCCCCGAGCGGTTGCCGAAATCGTCAATGGGCTGATGAATGGGAAATCCAACAACACCGGGACAGTAACGCTTGCCACTGGCGGGGCATCAACCACCACGATTTACGATGCTCGGATCAGTCCTGAGTCAAAGATCATTCTGATCCCGTTCTCTGCAAACGCCTTCAACGACAAGATTCCTTATGGGGCGTTTCAAGACTCAACAGATCAGACTGCGGCCTCAACGACTGCGGCTTATGCGGTCACCTATAACACAACGGACTACTCTAACGGGATAACCCTTAGTAACAGTTCGAGGCTGAATGTCACGAGTCCTGGGGTCTACAACATCCAGTTTTCTATCCAGCTCGCCAATAAAGACACCCAGATTCAGGATGTTGATGTTTGGTTCAGGAAGAACGGCACGGATGTAGCAGCAAGCAACAGTAAGTTCTCGGTCCAAAACTCCCACGGGGGGACGGACGGGCATCTGATTGCTGCGCTTAATTTCTTCATTGAGCTGGCCGCAAACGACTACATCCAGCTTATGTGGGCCACGACTTCCACACAAGTCACCATTGAGCAGCTTCCCGCTCAGACAAGCCCGACAAGACCGACAACGCCTTCGGTGATTGTGACGATGACTTATGTCTCGATGGCCTCAATCGCCAATGTGTATGTAAGCTCTCAGTCTCAGGGAAGTGCGGTTATCACGCACTTTGCCAATTCGACAGCCGATAAGACATTTGCTTATGTGGTGGTTGGATGATGGAAGCCCGCTTGATTTCCCCCAACGATCTGAGACAATGGTGGCGATTCGTCAGGCCAGGTCTGAAGCAGATTCTGCACAAGACCCCCGAGAACTGGATACCCGAAGACATCTATACAGATTGCTTCAACGGTAAATCTATGTTGTGGGTGGGACTGGTTGACGCAAGGCCAGTGGGGTTCATGGTGTTGCAACCCAAGGGACGCACTCTTCATGTGTGGTGCGCGTACATGGCCGAAGCCGGTTACTTTGAAGAAGGCTGGCAACATCTCATGAACATAGCTCAACAAGGTGATGCTCATCGCATTACTTTTGAATCGTGGCGTCCGGGTTGGGCGCGTAAAGCTAAACAACTCGGATTTAAGCCCCGTTCGTGGGCGCTGGAGGTCTAAATGGGTGGCGGTGGAAGCACAGTAACTCGCACGGAACTTGACCCTAATGTCGCTCCGTATGTCACTTACGGATTGAGCGAGGCGCAGCGTCTTTACGCTACTCCGACACCTCAATACTATCCAGGCCAAACCTATATAGGCCCATCTCAGCAGACTCAAGCCGCACTGTCCGCAGCGCAGACTCGAGCACTTGCCGGGAATCCTTTGGTTGGCCGAGCACAAGGAACTGTCTCTGCGTTGATGCAGGCTCAGAATCCTGCGATGGGCGCATACCAACAGCTCTACAACACTGCCTCTCGTGACCCCTCTCTCGGGTTCTATGAGGCTCTAAAGCAGGGTGAGTTTGCAAACCCGGCAATGGAGCAAGCCAAAGCCACTGCTGGTGGAGAGTATCTCGGTCTAAGCCCGTTCTTCAATCAGGCATTCGATCCCGCAGCCCAACGCGCTCAACAGCAATATATGGACGCGATCCGTCAGGTTCAGTCCACCGCTTCCCGTGCTGGGCGATATGGCTCTGGCGCTGCTCAGGAACTCCAAGACCGCGCAGCAGGACAGTTTGCACAGGCTCTGACTGGTACTGCGGGTCAACTCGCATACCAAGGCTATGGAATGGAGCGAGGCCTTCAAGAGCAGGCTATTGGCCGACTCGGGGCTTTGGGACAGCAGGAACTTGCTAATCGCTTGGCTGGCGCTGGGGCGCTTGGCACCGAGGCTCAACAGGCCTATCAAAACCAACTCGCTGCAGCGGGTGGTGTTGGAACGCTTGCAGGTCAAGACTTGGCTCGCCAGATGGCTGCTGCTCAGTTGGCCCCTGCGCTTGCAGAAACCGACTACGGAGACATCAACAAACTCCTCCAGGCCGGTCAAGCCGCAGAGCAATACCAGCAGGCCGCACTTGAGGCCGATCTGCAGCGGTTTAACTTCATGCAAAACCTTCCTTCGGCCAAGCTCCAGCAGTTCTTGTCTGCAGCGTATGGTTCTCCGATGGGCGGGATTCAAGTTAGCCCGACTTATCGAAACCCGTTGGCTGGTGCTGCGGGTGGTGCGATTCTTGGTCAGGCTCTTGGTGGTACTACCGGAACTGCCGCAGGCGCACTCCTTGGAGGGTTACTGGGATGAGTGGAGCAGAGCCAATCATCGCGGCTGAGGCCATTGGAACCGCTGCGGCGGGTACTGCGGCTGCTGAGGCGGCCGTTGCTGCTGAGGCATTGGCGGCGGCTGAGGCTGCTGCGGCAGCACAAGCTGCTGCGACTGCTGCTGAGGCTACTGCTGCGATGGAGGCAACATCTGCTGCGGCTAGCGCGGGGAATGTGGCAAACCCATTCTTTGATCCGTCTCAGTACGCCAATCAGTTCTCTAAAGGACTATTGCAATCATCAAGTGGGTTGCCTGTCGATCCTTCTATGGGGAATCTCGCTAACGCACCCGGCGCAAGTCTTGCTCCAGCGAGTTTCCGTCCTGAGTTGCTTGCTCCGAATATCGGAAAAGCCGCAAGTGGCTTGACCATGATGCAAGGACTCCAGGCTGCTCGGATGGCTAGCTCATTAGGCCCAAAGCAACAGACCGCAGTAGGGCCACCGATGCGGCGTGGTCAGCCAGTGAATCTTATGCAGCCTGCCTCACTGCTTGAGCAGAAGCGCAAGCGCAACCCGATCATTTCTCTGCTGTGAGGAATAAATGAACGAACTACTCGCACAGCTCTTCGGTTCTCAGCCTTCCTACGCAGGTCAACTCCTTGGTGAAGATGAGGCTCGCCGACTCCAACAGCAAGCCCAACAGTCTGGGTTGCTGAATGTTGGCCTAGCTCTTCTTGCGGGGGCTGGCCCATCTCCTCAGCGCAGGGGTGTGGGCGAACTCCTTGCTCAAGGCGTAATGGCTGGTCAGCAGGCCTATCAGGGTGCGTATGACAAAGCAGTCCGTGATCGGATGCTTAAGAGCAACTCGCAGAGCGCCAGCAAGCCCGTCAAGAGCAGCAGATGGCTCAACAAGCCATCCAAAGCGCATTCGCTCCACGCGAGATGTACGGCGAGGACATCATGGGCCAACGGGTTGGTGTTGGCATGACTGCCCCGATGTTGGACATGAAGCGACTTGAGGGAATGCTTGGGAGTCTGACGCCCGGTGCTCGAAGCCAAGTGCTCAAAGAGGCTGCGGCGATCAAAGGAGCATTTGCCGGTCCTAAGCTAGAAAAGCTTGGGGCTGAAGAGCGTTTGATAAATCCTGAAACAGGTGATGTTATCGCCACCGGTGCTGCAAAGCCAAGACAAGCGCCAGGAGCATTTGGGCAGGCAATGCTGGCTCTTGGCCTTAGCGGATCACCAGAAAACCTAACGCCGACACAACTTCAGCAAGTAAGAGTTGAGATGGAGCGTCAGGCAAAAGCAAGCGCGCCAAAGCTGGCAGTGGACATGACAGATCCGACTGCG